AGGAACGTAAGCGCCAATAACATCGTAGGTGTGGTTAGTTACAATCATAGGAATGTTTGCCTGCCCCAACTTAAGAGTGAGCATACGGAAAGCACCTTTTACAAGTTGTGATTTAGTCATATCACGAACTTGCTTATCGTTCAGTGCATCAGTAATCTCTTTCTCTGTTGATAACATACCCAAAGAGTCTAACACAAACATACAAGGTTTGCGTTCTTCTACAGGTTTTTTTAAGTAAATATCTACTGCCTTTAGTGCCTTGCTACGAAACTCTTCAATAGTAACAACATTAACAACCACAAGACGAGAAGTATCAATTCCACGTGACTCTAGTAAGGATTTGGTAATAGCGGCTTCAGTATCAAAGTAGAGACAATAACCATCGGAGTTATTATCAAGAAAATTCTTAACCACAGCGAGAGAGAAGAAAGTCTTTCCAGTAGAAGACTCTCCAGCAATAGCAGTAATCTTATTCCCAGATACACCGCCAAATATGCTACCTGAAACCAGTGCGTTAAAAATGTATGAACCCGTGTCAACATAAGTCTCAGTCTCATCAATATCAGAAGCAAGTTTGGTATACTCGCCACCAACTTCTTTTACAATTTCTTTAAGAAAATCCATCAGCACACCATCCCGTATTGTTCACGAAGTATTTTTTTATAAGGTAAACCTTGCTCTTTAAGTTCTTTCACCAATTTGAGTTTATGATACAAAGCAGCATCTCCACCAAAACCAAGTGCTTTTACAATAGTATTCAGTTCATCATCATTAATAGGCAAATCCATTAGGCAAAAAATAGTTCAAGGTTTACAGTTTTTTCCACAGACCATCCAATGGAATCAAGAATGGATTTCAGTGGTTCTACAAAACTCTTTTCAAATTGTAGTTCATAGTCAATGTATTTGTCAAGACCTAATTCTTTAGGAAAGTCTTGAATGAAAGAAATTACATTCTCTTGAATTATGTTTGGTTTTTTGAGGTAAATAAATTTTACCTTTTCCCCATTACCAATAAGTGAATATTTATTGGTCAGTTTTTTATCTTTTACATAGTGATTGAAGAGGAGTGCTCCACGAATATGAATGGGAGTTCCTTTGTTGTAAATATCAGAAGATGAATAATATTTGCGAACATCAGAAGCAGTTCGTGGGAAAGCAATTTGTTCTGGGGGAAGACTTTTAAATTCTTCACGGCACTTATCAATGAAGTTAATCACATCTTCCTCTGTTCCGCTCATCATCAGTTTGAGTCCATCTTTAATCATCTTGCGACAAGGAGCAGGAGTAGAAGACTTTACTGCTTCAATGCCCATCATCTTGAGTTTTGGTTCTTCGTAGCGAACACCTTCACTATCCCAGACGTTCAGAATGTATCGTTTCTTGGCAGTCCAGATTCCACGCTCAGCAATGTTCTCGCGCTTCATCTGCATCTTCTGGTCATATGCGTTCACATAGGTCGCCAGTTCTTGGTAGCAACTTTCAATATACTTCTCAAATTCCACCTGACAGACCTTATCAAGGAACGAAACAACGCTTTGAGTAGTTTTCTCTCTTCCCTTGTATACACTTTCAACCAAAGGACCCATATTAAGATAGATAGAGTCAGTATCAGAAGCAATGACATAATCAACACCATCAGTTTTAAGAATTTTGTTTAGATAGGCATTCATCTTGTTCTCAATCCAACGAATCGCAACTTGACCCGATAAGGTGATTGCCTCAGCGTTTGCTAGTTTATAATAACGGAAATACTGATTGCCGATAGCACCATAAGCAGAGTTAAGTTGAATCTTCCTCGCCATTTGGATGTTGTTACACCTAGCAATCTCTTTTTCCAACTCCTTTGTCTTTTTCTTTTCATACTCTTGTTTGGCAGCAAGCATTTTCTTTTTATAGATGGTGCGATCCTTATAGATCTTTTCCATCAGTTCTGGCAGGAATCCACGAACGTCCTTACGGAACATTGCTCCATTAGCACAGACTGCATAGTCCTTATACATTTCAAAAGTAAGTTCCTGATTTAGGATTTTATCCACAGTCACTGTTGGATGTCTTTCTTCTACAAGAGTTTCGGGACTTACATTAAATTGCATAATTAAATGTGGATATAGACTATTCAAGTCAAATGAAACCACATAGTCATACATTCCAGGAATCGGTTCTTTTACATAAGCCCCAGCATACTTAGAGTCTTTATCGGAACGTTCTTTGGGAGGAATTGCAATGTTCCTTTTTTTCAAATAGTTGTAGATAATCGTATCCCACATTCGGACTTGAGAGAACACATCCGTATAGTTTGCTTTGGCGTCATATGCCATAGTCAAAGCAAGTTCAATCAGTTTCATCTTGTCTTCCATACGGTCAACAAGTTCTACGTCAATGATGTTGTATTCTACAAACTTTTGCCATCCATTGGTATAAAAATCTTTAAAAGTATCAAACTCACTGTGGTCCAACTTTTGCTGCCCAAGTTCCACATTCGCAATGTGATCAAGGCGATAAGATTCCTGTGCCTTATAGGTAAACTTCTTATAGAGATTGAGATAGTCAAGTTGACTCACTCCACCAATATCATAAGAGATATTTTTACGACCAGAAATGTAAATCTCATCCTCAGTCACTAGTCCCCAAGGAGACATACGCTTCATTAATTTTTCACCAAGAACACGATCTATACGACGAACCAAATATGGAATATCATACAGTTCACTATTCCAACCAGTGATGACTTCTGGAGTATTCTCCTCAATCATCCACCAATTGATAAAGTCATTTAACAAATCGTGCTCATTGGTAAAGGAACGATACTTAACATTACTTTGCTGATTATTAAATTTACCAAGACCCCAAGTACGAATCTGTTTCGTATTATAATCTTGAAGTGTAATCAACAGCACTTCCTCAGCAGCACTTTCTACATCAGGGAATCCGTTCTCCGATGCAACCTCAATATCGATGGTAGTTACTTTGATTTTACTAATATCAAACTTAACTTCATCTTCTGGATAATTTTCGGCAATGTATTGATAGATGTATCGGTCATTTCCAGAAATCTTAAATCCCTCTACACCATCATACCTCTTAATAAACTCTCTACATTCTCTTACAGTTCCTGGTTGAACTGCTTCAACATATTCACCGTTCAGGGTTTTATATTTTGTATTCTTTTTTGAGGGGACAAAAAGAGTCGGGTAAAACTTCTCACGGGTCATAAAATGTTTACCATTTTCATAACCACGAACCAAGAAGTGGTCCCCGACCATCTGAACGTTTGTATAAAAGCGAAGAGACATTATGCAGTTAATTCAAGATACTTTTCAACGATTTCTTCTTTTGGGTCAACGATAGTCAAAATACTATCAGAGTGAATCATCATCTCTCTTTGGTCAGTAACTTCTGGCCAAAGAGTAAGTTCACCTTCAGCATTAATCTGATAAGGATTAATAATACGACAATCAGGTTCACCAAGTTCAGAAGGAACTTCTTCAATTTCGGTGACGATTACATTATCAACCTTCAGTAAAAGACACTTCACTGTTTTGGACATTTACTTTCTCCTCATACATTTGTTTAATAGTATCAATTGGTTCCACAATAGTTACAATCCAATCTGGAGGGACTGGAATCTGAGTATCCTTTGCAAGAACAATCCAGGGTGATAGTGAAACCTCTAGATCTCCGCTTGGATTCGCATTTTCTTCAACCAATAGAACAGTTCTACGAGTCTCAATTTTATGTGGATTTGTAAAGAGATATCCACAAACTTTATCGTCAGAAATCAGTTCTTTAGCATCAGAAATTACAGTTTCACCCGACTTCAAGAGTGCTAGTTTAATCGACATTTTACTCTATGTGCTCCTATCAGTATAGCAAAAAAATGGGGGAGCGTCAACTGGATTTTGCCAGTTGCTCCCCTGCGCCGACGATATTCAATTCTATTTAGAGATAGTCCTTACGGGCGTGATGTTCTGGTACTACTTTCCCAAGTACGATCCGTAGAAGTCCGTCTTCAAATGTGACTTCTCGCACTTCTGTGTCGTCGGATAAAGTCCACGCTCGTTTAAAACTTCTGCTAGCCACTCCCTTGTGGATAAACGTCCTATCCGATTCGGAATCTGCTTTTTGCCCTTCGACAAAAAGTTTTCCATACTCTGTGAAAACATTGACCTCTCCTTTCTTGAATCCTGCTAATGCTAGTTCCAAATGGGATTCAACATTATTTATTTGGATTAGATTGTAAGGAGGGTAGTTGGTTGTAGTTTCGTGAAGATTAAATAAACGATCAAAATATTCATCCATCCCAATGCTATTGCGCGTAATTCTTTCCATCAAGGCAGGAAGATCCGCAGCAGTATACCTTGTGAGATTAGTCATTATGGTAGCTCCTTTTTTTAAGCGAGGTTGTGTTTTGTGGACCCTTTTGGCATCCGTATATAATTATAATACTTTTATAAAAAAAGCGGGTCGTGAAACCCGCTCTTTATCATTCGGCATCCTCTACCTTTTTTTTCTTAGCACCAATATTATACTTGGTTTCCAGAATCCAATCCCCTTTGTCCTTATAAGCAAGAACTTTGATTTGATTCAAAGGAGCAATATCTTGAATCTTTTTAAGATCAACAATCTCAATCAGACCCCAATCTGCAAGCAGTTGAGCAATACGATTACGACGCTGAACATCATTCACAGTCAGGTTTGCGTGTTTGCCATCCAGGGCAAACAGTTCCTTAAAGTGGACGAGATAATACCTACCTTGCTTGTGTAGAATATGACAAGACTGATAGATTTTCTTTTCCTTTCTTGAAGCAACTCCGATACGGGTCAAAGTTTCACGAACTTTCAAAAAGTCATCTGGTTCATTCAGAATGACTTCCACCATTTGTTCGGGCGTCCACTTCACTTCAGGTTCTTGAACGACACTCATTTTGTTCCTCCAGTTTCAAATTTCGATTTTATAAAATTAAGTTGTTCTTTAGTAAGAA